AACTGCCTTCTTAAGTAGACCACCTACTTTCTTAGCAGCACTACCTACTTTCTTAGCACCTGCTTTAGCAGCAACACCAGCCTTCTTAGCACCTACCTTAGCAAGCTCACCAGTCTTCTTACCAACAGCCTTAGCTGCATTTCCAACTGCCTTACGAGTCTCACCAGATGATGATGACTTAGCAGCAGCTGCTCTCTTTTCAGCAGGGGTCACCCCTGCCTTTGCTCTTTCATATTCTTTTTGATCTCCCCTATCTGTTCTAGTTGCATTATTTTGTTTAGTACCACCTCTTGCTCCTCTAACTTGACTGAGCACCTTATCTAACTTACCACCTGTACCATCACTAGATGATTTAGATGATGACGATGATGATTTAGCATCACCTGAAGACTTAGGCTTACTGAGTTGTCCCTTTGCTTGCTTAATCTTATCCTTAATCCTGACAGGATTTCCACCTGCTCCTCTTGGAACATCAGACCCAGATTTAGATGATGAAGACGAAGATGATGAAGAGGATGATCCAGATGAGGAAGATGAACTACCACCCTTCTTCAGACCACGCTCTCTACCAGCTTTCCATTCCTTCTTAGCTGATGATGCTGCACGTTGAGCAAGTCCAGATGCATAACCAGCACCCTTAACTGCACCTTTTGCTGCTGACTTAGCACCAGCTTTTGCTTTAGCAGCAACACCAGGTCCATGTTTCTTAACTGCTGCACCTGCTTTCTGAGCACCAGACTTAACTGCTGCACCTGCTTTCTGTAAACCAGACCTAACTTTTTGACCTGCTGTCTTTGCTGCTCCCTTCAATCTCTTAGAGCGTGCTGCTTGTTTAGCAGCCTTACCTACAACTTGAGCACCCTTAGCTGCTAGACCAATCGCACTACCTACAAGCTCATCCAACTGCATACTATCAATAGTAACAAGCATCTCATTCAATTCATCTGGATCCTCAGTGAGGTCAGTGATTGCTTCTTCAAATAGGATTACTAAATCTTCATCCGATACTTCATCAATAGTTTCATCTTCTGCTAGCTCATCAATACAATGAGATAACCATTCAGTTAGGTCAAGGTATTCAACGTCCTCAGAAACTGCCTTCTTCACCTTACCAGCAAACTTAACAGTGTCTTTAACTCCACTCTTAAATCCTTTAGCGAATTCCTTAACTCTCTTTTCTGGTTCTTTTCCTTTTGCTCTTGCTTTATTATGACGATCAACTCCTGCTTTAACTGCTGATTTAATTTTACCAATTATACCTGGCTTACTAGCAGGTTTTGGTGGTTGTGTTTTCTTTGCTTTTGCTACTGCCTTCTCAACCTTTGCTTTAGTTGCTGCTTTCTTCTCAGGTTTTGCTTTCTTACCAGGTTTAACTGTTGCTGTTAAACGTGTATTAGATTTAGTCTTAGCAGCAGACTTCTTGTCACCATAGTCAGTAACATCAGTCTCCTTCTTCTTATATGCAGCAGAGTATTCACCCTTCTTAGCAGATTTCTTAGCAGCATCTGCCTTATCAACAGCAGCCTTTACCTTCTCATAAGATGGTGCATTTGACTTAGCCTTTCTTGCTGACCTCTCTTCATTCAATTCTTCTATAGGGTCAGTAACAAACTCAATGAAATCTTCGAGACCTACCTCTTCCATTACAATCTCTAAACCATCTTCATTCAATCCTTCAGAGAAGAAGTACTCACCAGATACTTCTGCACCACCATCAATCCACTCCTCTGTTAAATCATATTCAAATTCTTCCTTTCTATCTCTCAATTTTTCATACTCTGTATTGATACTACTCATCCTAAATCTATTGTGACCAGATGCTTCACCAGTTTCCATTGCATCTCGCATTGCCTTCTTGGCTGTTTTATCATAGAGTTTTCTCTTTCTCTCTAATCTACTAGCCTTAGTTCTTTCTGCTTCTTCAAGGTCTACCTCTTCTTTCTTAGCCTTCTTTTTCATTGCAGCATTCTGTTTCATAATATCTGCAATTGAATCACCTATACCAGTGAACCCATCCTTAGAAGGATCTGTTTGTTTAGATTTAAACCTATCCTTTATACTTCCTTCAGGATTTCTTTGATTCCCTTCAGCTTTGTATGCCATCTCCTTGGCTTTCTTCTCCCTCTTAGAGGTCTTACCATCGACATCACTTTTCTCATACCATTTACCATCGCAGTCATCATCCTGCCAGCGAGGCTCTTTGGATTTTTTCTTTTCTTCTAAGTCTAGAACCTGTTTATAGGCATCAGACAAGTCAGGTAATTCTCGTAGGTTCATTGCACCAATGTTGCTTTCTTACTTTTATTTATCTTCTTAACAAATTCGCCTGGAGTTAATTTCTTGACATAGGTAGCAAGACTATCAGTTCCAAACTCTCTAGCAGAAGGATTACTGTAATCAACTTCCACCAAATCCTTTAACCAACCTCTAAAGATGGTATCATTTTCATCGATGTAGATAAGGTAGTTGCTTCCTCTACTTACAACCTTACCAAGTACACCTGTGTTAACATTCTCTACTATAGTTCCCACATTAAATATCTGTTTCTGCATGTATGCTTCTCTAAGTCCTTGTGGGTCTAACTTAGGAGCAATTTCAAATAGATTATATGACGCATCGTTAAAATCTCCAACAGATTCTAACTTCATTGCAGACCTAACTGCTCTATACAAACCTAGTTTATCTTTCTGTTTTAAAGAATCTGTAGTACCTGCTTCAAATGTCTTGAAGTCATCGTCAGCACATGCTTGTCTCATCTTAGATGCTGACATTGCTTCTAGTCCATCACCATCTGGGTCTCTATCACCAGCAGATTGAACTAAAATATTTTCAAACTCGTATAACTGACCGTTGTATTTCTGTGCTAGAGAATTAAACTCACTAACTCTATCACCACCAACAATCATTTTAACTTCTCCATACCCTTCTTCATTTAATGCCTTAAGGACATCAAATATAGTCCTCATTTGCTCGTCAGATATGATAGCATCAGCATGGTCTGGGTAAGACTTAGACATCCAATTCACCTTCTCTTGTGGTGACAATGGATTCTTCTGAGGATCCTCTGACTGACTTACATAAACCCTATAATCACCACCTTGGGCTTCTCTTGACACCCTGTCAAGTAGTTTTTCGTGTCCAACAGTAGGTGGATTGAATCTTCCAAATGTAATAGCAATTGAACCTTCGCCGCCCGTCTCTTGATTTCCTCCTTCTTCATCTTCTACCCCCGATATTTGTTGTGCATTCTGTTGTTGAGGTGTCAGCTTAACAAGTTGACCATCCTTACTCATGTGAGTAACTTGCCCTTGCTCATTAGCATACTTACCATACCCTACATGGGATAGTCTCAATGTCTGAGCTTCTTTAGAGGCCATAGACCTCTCTGCTTCTGATAGAAAAGCACTAAACTTTTTCATGCGTCCAATTTTTATCTAGGTTGAAGTTAGCTTTACTAAATGTTTCTCTGTCAACAATCTTATAAGGGTCATCAGTTAAAGTCACAAAGCCTTCATGGTCGGTTGGTGTACCATCGATGAAGCACTTAACATTATCTGTAGTCTCAATATTATTCAATAGACGGAGTTTCAGTTTGGCGATGTTAACCCATACTTTAAATGTATTTAAGTTAACTCCACACTGGTATTTATCAAACTTTTCAACGTAGCTTTCAAAAAGTGCGGAGGCATCTAGTTTATCTCCGCATCTTATAGCAGAATTTACATGCTTTCTGACCTCTGCTAAGGTCTTTTTGTTTGCTTTACCAGCAAACATAAGGTCTTTAAGGATAGATAACCACTTAAGGTTTATCCAGTTGTCCTTAACTTGTGCTCTAGTAGTGTCTATGAAGTAACAATCCTGTGTACTAACAAGATTAACCCCGAAGTGACTCCTACTATCTGGATGAATCGAAACATAACTGGTGTGTGGTGCTAGAATAATTTGCTGAGTAATTTGATTGGGAAACTTATACTCAATAGTATTAGGACGATAAACACTGCCTGGGCCGACCCCGATAAAATCAGCTTGGACAATAGTATCGATACGAGGGAGATAACGAAGACATAACCTAAGAATATTAGCAAGATCCCCTTTATGGTTCTTGTCAATATCCTCAAAGGAGTAATTGATTTTGATTTTCTTTTTGTTAAAGACACTCTTAGTACCTACAAAGAACTGTCCGTTGTCAGGGTTAGTCCCAAACACGACAGCAGGAGCACCATCCCACTTGACACTGAAAGCATCAGCAGAAATTAGGGTGCGTATAGCAGATAGTGCCTTCCTACGACCTTCAAAGATAGTATCTTCTGGGTGCTCTAGGTGTTTGTTTGGCATAAAATCCCTGTCTATACCTATATTATAGCAGGTCTGACCGTTAATTTAAACCTTCACTGTGCCAGTTTACCATCTGGGTCCCTTAGCCATCTTCTTAGCCATCTTATCATACACATCTTTAAATCCATTCTGCTTCATGGACATGAAGACCTGGAACTGAGGCTCAGCAGTTAAGGCACCCTTATATCTGACCTCTAACATTACTATACTATGCTCTTTATTAGGTTTACCTATCTTCATCTCAAAAAATAACTTTGCTGCTGAAGCACCCTCTTGATATGCTTGGGGTTGTGCCTTACCTTGCTTATTAATACCAGGCACCAGTCTAAATGTGGTGTTATCTTCA